GCGAATCATCGTTGTCTCTAAAACCCAGGGCATGGCCCGCAAGTTCCTTAGCGCGATTAAGACCCGCCTCTCTCACCCGAATTGGATTAAACTTCAGACGGCCTTCGGTCCACAGGGTGGATACAAGGCCGATTCTCAGACATGGTCTGCTGATATGATTTACCTGGGTACTGGACGAGACTCAGGCGAGAAAGACCCTTCAGTCCAAGCCCTTGGCTTTGGTAGTCAAATTTACGGTGCTCGTGCCGATTTGATTATCCTTGACGATGTTGTGATGAACTCAAACGCCCATGAATGGGAGAAGCAAATTGAATGGCTTCAAAAGGAAGTCATCACACGCTTAGGCCGACACGGGAAACTACTTATCGTAGGGACCCGTGTTGCGCCAGTAGACTTATACAAGATGATACGGGACGGTCAGCAGTGGACTGGTGGTAAATCACCATTCACATACTTTAGCCAACCAGCAGTCTTGGAGTTCGATGAGAAACCTTCTAACTGGAAAACTCTCTGGCCTTATACGGATAGGCCGGAAGGTGAAAAGGATGAGCCTAACGAAGTTGGACTCTACCCGAAGTGGGACGGTAGTTCGCTTTTTACTCGCCGCAGTGAAGTGGCACCTTCCGTATGGGCGATGGTCTATCAACAAGAAGACGTTATCGAAGACTCCATATTCCCGCCAGCAGCAGTTGCAGGATGTGTTAATGGTATGCGAAAGCGCGGACCGCTTAAGCCAGGCACTCCAGGACACCCCAAGCACATCGAAGGTGCATACACGGTCATCGGACTAGACCCTGCTATGACGGGCAACACCGCTGCAGTTGTAGTTACCTATAACCGTAGCGACTCAAAGATTTATGTACTAGATGCAGTCAACATGGTTGACCCAACTCCAATGAAGATTAGGACGCTCATTGAAGAGTGGGTTGAAAAGTACCGTCCTCAAGAATTAAGAATTGAAATCAATGCGCACCAGAAAGCATACGCCCTTGATGATGACTTGCGAAACTGGCTCGCAGCCTACGGCTGTCAGCTCAACTCTCACTTCACTGGCAAGAATAAGTGGGATACTGGTTTCGGTGTGGCTTCTATGGCAGGTCTTTTTGGTAGCATACGAGATGGAAGATTTCAAGACAACAACATAATCGAACTACCCAGCAACGAAGGTAGTGAAGGATTAAAGGCTTTAGTACAACAGCTCATTACCTGGAAGCCTGATACAAGAAACGCAACAGACTGCGTGATGGCACTTTGGTTTGCCGTCATCAGGGTTCGTGAGCTCATGCAACAAAACTCTAGCTCAGCCAAATGGATGCAAAACCGTTGGGCTACTAGATATCAGAAATCTAATAGAGGTTCGATTAACTTAGATGAAGCCATTGCAGAACAGTGGCAAGAGACATACGGATAGGAACTAAGATGGCAAAATTAGGTGTAGGCGGCTCAAATGGCCCTGGCGAAAAATATGTCCATCCTGTATACAGAAATATGAGTCCTGGAAAAATTTCTGCAATAGATAAAGTTACTGCAATGGGAATAAATGTTAAAGGAAAAAATAAAGGCAAAGCATCTGATGTTGCTAAAAATATGAAAGAAGTGCAAGAGGATATTAAATCTCTTACTCGCGTCAGAGGAAGTAGAACCAGTAATACTGGTGGTTCAGAACCAAAATATAGAGGATATAGAGGAAGTTATAGTACCAGACAAGGTCTCTCCGGCGGTGCAGGTGGAGCTTTTCTAGAAAATTTAAAGTAAGGATATTATGTTATCTATTGAACAGATTGCAGCACGGGTTGATTCCCTTCGCTATAGACACGCGGAGCGTGATGCCCGTAATCAGGATGTCCTTGCTGTACGCAAAGGTAAAATCGCAGAAGTATACCCAGACTTCTTTCCAGAAGGTGTAGACGCAAATGTCGTTGCGAATTTTATTGATATTGTTGCTAGAGACCTATCGGAAGTTATGGCTCCCCTACCGGCAGTCAACTGCTCAGCAGCAAATCAAACGTCTGACAGGGCTCGCTCTTTTGCCGATAAGCGTACTCGCATCGCTAGCAATTATTTTGCTCACAGCGACTTGGCCGTCCAAATGTACTCAGGAGCGGACTGGTATATAACCTATGGCTTCTTGCCATTTGTTGTAGAACTTGATGAAGAATCAAAGCTTCCTCGTATTCGTCTTGAGAATCCAATCGGCTCCTATCCAGAGTTTGATAGATATGGACGATGCGTAGCTTTTGCAAAGCGTTACCATATGACACTCGGAGAACTCATCTCCCAATTTCCTGAGTACGAAGCACAGCTTCTTGGTGAGCGTCGCTACGACCAAGACTTGAATTCTCAGGTTGAGATGATTCGCTATTACGATAAAGACCAATCACTCATCTATGTCCCAGCACGCAAGAACCTCGTATTGTCGAAGGCAGCAAATCCTCTTGGCAAGATGATGGTCATCGTTGCACGTAAGCCATCTATCGATGGTGAACTACGCGGACAGTTTGATGATATCCTAGGAATTCAGTTGCTCCGCAATCGCTTTGCTTTGCTTGCTATGGAAGCAGCAGAGAAGAGCGTACAGTCGCCTATCGTACTTCCTACAGATGTTCAGGAATTACAACTTGGTGGCGATGCGATTATCCGCACAGCCAACCCACAAGGCGTACGTCGCGTAGAGCTCACACTTCCACAAGGTGCATTCACAGAACAAACTCTTCTTAACCAAGAATTGCGCGTTGGTGCTCGTTATCCGGAAGGCCGTACAGGCAACATCAACGCATCGATTGTCACGGGCCAGGGCGTACAGGCTCTCATGGGTGCATTCGATACCCAGGTCAAATCTGCTCAGGCTATCTTTGCTAGCGCCCTCCGTGACGTTATCTCAGTTTGCTTTGAAGTTGATGAAAAGATTTTCTCAAACGAAAAGACAATTCGTGGAGTTGACTCAGGTGCTCCATACGAAGTTACATACATGCCAAAGAAAGACATCAAGGGTGACTACTCTGCTGATGTCCGTTACGGTATGCTCGCTGGTTTGAACCCAGCACAAGGACTTATCTTCATGCTTCAAGCTCTTGGTGGTGGACTTATCTCCAAGGATATGGCAATGCGTGAACTTCCATTCACTGTCAATGTCACACAGGAAGCAGAGAAGATTGAAATTGAATCTATGCGTAGCTCGCTACTTGCTTCGCTACAAGCATATACTCAAGCTATTCCACAGATGGCGCAAGGTGGCGGGGACGCGTCTGAAGTAGTGCGCAAGGTCGCTTCGGTAATCAAAGCTCGTCAAAAAGGACAAGCTATTGAAGATGCTATCGAAGAAGTCTTTGCTCCGCAACAGGTTCCTCCTGCTGGGGCTGCCCCCTCTATGGTTGAGCAAACGTCCCCTGCTCCCGCTGGCGCACCGGCAGGAGGCGCTATTCCACCAGAAGGTGGAGCAGCTCCTGATGTAATGAGTCTTCTTTCAAGCCTAACTGCTGGAGGACAGGCTAACGCAAGCGTAAGAACAATTCGTAGACGGTAATTAAGGAGGGGACAATGACAACGATTATTGGAATTCAGCAAGACAACGGCTGTATCCTGGTCGCTGACAGCCTAGTTACCGATGATTCAGGACGCAAGTATTGGCATCCTGAGATGAAGAAGCTTGCAGAGCGTGGAGAGTTTCTTGTAGGTGGTGCAGGAGAAGTTCTTCCTTGTGACATCATACAACACAATTGGAACCCGCCATCAACAACAGCTAAAGATAGACAAGATTTATATCATTTCATGGTGAGCAAGGTAGTTCCTAGCCTGCGTCAATGTCTGACTGAGAATGGTTATAACTTTGACGAAGCGCATGATAAGAAAGATGGGGAGCGTTTCCATCTGCTTATAGCAATCTCTGGAACTATATTTGATGTTGACCAAGAGCTTTCGATAACAATGAACAATGATGGCGTATATGCTATTGGCAGTGGCGGAGATATTGCACTAGGGGCTATTCATGCAGGAGCCGATGCGTATGAAGCCATGGAAATAGTATCTAAACTTTCTGCCTATACGGCAGGTCCTTATACTTCTAAAGAACAATTCAAGCGTAGCTAGTAGGAGAATCAATGGCAGAGAATCGTGGCGGATACCGCCCATCAGCACCGCAGAATAATCCTGCTAATGTCAGTGCAACAGGTGGCAATGGTCAATCTGGTAAGCAACCTATGCGTAACTACACAGGTATGGGATATGGTGGCTCTAAGGCTCTAGCAGACCAGCAACGTGGTGCGGCAATGCAAGGCAAGCCAACCATGCCAGCTCTTGCTGCAGCTCCAGTTAACCCCTCATATGGTATCAGTCCAGTAATTCCCCTTGATGCACCTACATCTAATCCAACAGAAGACGTGATGTCTGGTGTCAATGCTGGCCCAGGACCAGGTTTTGATGCTACAGGATTACCGCGTAGCCAACAGCTACAGAATAATGATTTTAAGAATGCTCTATCTGCATATGCCCCAGTTCTCAAATATGTAGCATCTCGTGGAGATGCATCAGTTGAAACAAGAGCTGCTATCGCATTATTGCTGAGGGATATTTAATGAATGTTTGGAATCGCTTTGGCAAACTAGGTAAAGGCGTCCTAGATTGGGTAGGTGACATTGGTGGTGCTGTATTGTCAGTACCCCGTGCTGCCTATGACTTGGTGGTCACTGCTCCGTGGAATAATGATGAAGAGTATAATGGCTTTATCAATACTCTAAAAAGCGTCAGCATCCGTGCTGCAAAAGACTTAGCCCGCCCTATTGGTGGAGTAATTTCTGCTGCGTCAGTAACTGGACAGAACATTGTACGTGAACCACTAAGCGCCGTAGCCTTATATGCTGGTGGAAAAGATAAAAGTTTATATGGCTGGACAAAAGCTTGGGAAAATCGCAATGACATCTCATTAGGACAATCATTGCTGACAGCAGCAGGTCGTCCGCTAAGCATCCTGCCTGACCAGATTACACCAGAGTTCATCGATAGCGACTTCAACATTTATGATGAGAAGGCTCGCAAAAGTGCATTCAATGATAGCCTATTCGGGAAGTTTACTTCTGGCTCAGTAGATACAGCAGCACAATTTTTCTCAGACCCTACATTCTTACTAGGCAAGCCAATGATTGCCCTCAAGGCTGCAGACTCCGCCTTTGATGCAATTAAGTCTTTAGAAAAAGTAACCGCTATTGGTGCTACTAATAAGTACAGCAAGCTAGCTGAAGACTTTGCAGCAAATGATACCATCTGGGCAGCGGCACATCCTTGGGTGCGTCAATCAAATGACCCAACAACTGTAGCTTACCTTCTCGGCGCAACAAAGACTAAGAACGAAGCAGCATTAACAATGCGTGCTATTCTTGGAGACAAGAGTGCACTTAAGCAACTTGATGAAATTAACCGACCAGATTTAGCTGAGCCATTACGAGTAGCATCTGGAGAACTTACACGCAGTCAACTCAAGGCAGTCTTGGGCGAAGAAGCCGCTTTATTCAAATCTTTTGATGAAGGTATGTTGCAGTTTACTGGACGTACAGCTGAAGAGATTGCAGCAGATAATGCCTATATCGCAGCTTGGGCACAGCATGACGCATACTTTGATAAGCTAATCAGGGTTGCAAATGAGGCACCAGCAGCAGAAGGTATTGGTCGATTTGGCCAAGTGATTGGAAAAGAACTAGCTACTGGACGTGCGGCAGCTTCTCAGGAAGCACGCATGAAGGCAGGACAGCCTGTCATTACTACCTATCAGCCAACCCCGTTCCATAAAGCATATCACTTTGTCTCTTGGACACAGCGCGAAATGCCTAGCGGTATGGTTAATCTGAATGATGGCAATTCCATTGCTGAAGTTACAGCTATTGTGAATCGTCTTGTTGCTCTTTCCCGCAGCAAGAAGTTCAAAGTAGTGACTACGGGCCAAGCTCTTTCGGATACGGATGCCACAGCACTTATAGCTAAGTATGCCGCAGCAGCCAACCCTGAGCAGAGAGCTAAAGTAGTATCTGAAATTGAAAATCGTGGATACAAACTGATAGCCGAAAAATATGATATTGATGTAGACACTGCTCAGAAGTTGTATGACATGCATGTTATGCAACGTACTGGCAAACTAGCAGAAGCACGCGATACAGGCTTCCTGTATGACAAAGAAACAGACTCTATGTACAAAGTTCCATTGCTAGAGTCACAGACTGCAAACTGGTTGCCTATGGCAAACTTTGATGAAATTGATAAAGTGCTTAAGGCAAACGGAAACCTACTTCGCACTGGCTTAAACAGGACTAATGAAATAGCGGAAGCATTCAGCGACATCTGGAAAGCATCTGTATTGCTTCGTCTAGGATACCCAGTTCGTAACGCAGTTGACTCGCAGCTTCGTATATTTGCAACTGTTGGTGCTATGGCCAGTCTACAGCATATTGGCGAGGGCTCGGTTAACCTGATTAAGAATGTTACTAACTCAGCAAAGCGTACTCGCTATATTGATAAGTTTACAGTCGGCAAGACACCTAAATATACCGACGTAAAGAATCAACTACAGAAAGTAGGCCGAGAGCTCCAAGAGTCAACCAACAATATAACTCGACTCGAAGAGCAGCTTGCGAAGACCCCAGATGATTTAGATACTATTGGCAAGTTGGCAGTTGAAAGACAGAAACTAATTGCACGTAAAGCTGCTTATGAGCACAACAATAGAATTCTTACAAACATAGAGGCTAAGAAGATTCCTTCCAAAAAGGAAAGAATTGGTACCGGGACATATCAGCTATCCTCAAAGTTTAACTCAGTAGATGGCGAAGAGTATATCTTTAATGATGCTTTTGGTGGCCCAACTGGTGGACTATGGCAGGAGCTATCATCCTCAGATAGAACATTCGCATCCCTTATGGATGACTTCTCTACAATGTACGGTAAGCAGTTTGCCTCCAAGTCTCGTGGTGTTGTACGCCCAGAAGCTGCAAACTACTACCAAGAGTGGGCTAAGGCAATCAATGAGGACTTCCTTAACTCAGCAGTTGCGCGTAAGCTTATAGCTGGCGAGGATACACAATCTGTAGCTAAGTGGCTAGAGGACAATATGGCCTTGCGCCAACGTCTAGGCATTGCACGCACAGAAGCGCTAGAGCATGTCGCTGAGGTTAAGACATTTGTAGACAACTATATCCCTGATGGGTATGGCATTCGTGAGAAACTCAACCTTGTATCACCAACAGGTGAGCAAGCTAAGGTAAGCGAAGAATTTCTTCGTAATGCAATCAAGAATCCTGACGAGTTGCCAACCATTCATGGACATCTCATGGAGGAAGCGCTCAATAGGACAACCCCTCGTATTGCCAAGGCAATGACTAACTATCTATTCAAGTGGTTAGCAACCCGTCCTGAAGATGCATGGGCACGTCACCCATTGTTTATTGATTTATATCGCAAGTCTTTGGCTAAGCGCGTAGACACCATGGAGCGACTCAAGGGTGGCAAGTTTACCCGCGAAGAGTTTGCAGATATCCAGTATGGCCTAGAAAAGGCAGCCCGTGCTGACGCACTCAAGGGGTTAAAAGAAACCCTTTACAACGTAGAGCGCCGCAGCAATGCCGCTCATATGTTGCGATTCGTAATGCCGTTCTTCTCAGCACAGGAGAATGCTCTTAAGACATGGCTAAGAATTGCATCAGACCAACCTTGGATGGTAGCACGAGCCAATGTAATTTGGAATGCACCTAACCGCAGTGGCTTGGTAACTGACGAGAATGGTGACCCAGTCCCACCAGGAAACATATTCTCCGAGCAAGATACTATGTGGTTCCAGGTTCCTGATGCGCTAAAGAAACTGCCATTACTTGGAAAGGGATTATCATCCCTCGATGAGATTGGTATCAGCAAGAAGAGTCTTGATGTCATGTTCCAGGGCAACCCATTCGGTGTTAACCTAGGACCATTAGCTGCAATTCCAGCGGCAAAGGTAATGAAGATGAAGCCTGAGCTAGGTGAATCTCTTAGGTTCGTATTCCCTTATGGACCAGATGATAGCCTACAGCAGCTACTTCCTACCTATATGCGCCGTCAATTACAGCGCATCCAGGGACAAAACAACTCTGATTATGCCAAGATGTACCAGCTTATCTGGACAACAGAGCAGCATAAAGCTCGTGATGAACAGCGCCCATATAAGACTGAGAAGGAAATCAAAGAGATGACTGATGCGTACTTTAATGTGCGCACAGTGGCAAACTTAGTTCTCCCATTTGCCCCTCAGTTCAGTAGCCCATATCGTTTCTATATGGACAAGTGGCGTCAGTATAGCGACCTATATGGTATTGGCGCAGATTCAAAGTTCCTTACCGACTACCCAGAATTCTTTGACTTTGCTATGTCCTTATCTAAGAATCCTACAGGCTCCAGGGCTACAACCGAAGATGCTGTAAATGCCAAGAAGTACGCAGACTTGATTGCAGATGTAGCAGGAGATGACCAATCCCTTATTGGACTCATCACTCGTGGTAGTGGCTCTGGCAAGTATAATCCTGTGGCATACTGGTGGCAGGAGCAAACCTCAATATCCCCAGGCACACCTGAGAAGTTCCGTGGAAAGATTACTCCACAAGAAGCATCTCGCCAGAATCAGGCTCGCAGAGGCTGGGCAACATGGCGTAAATATATGGGCATGATTGATGCAGAACTAGCCAACAGAGGCTTGACATCAGTTGAGCAAACTGGCGCTGAAGACTTAAAGTATACGAAAGAAGTTATCGTTCGTAACCTAGCATCTGAGATTGACCCAGTCACAAAGAAGCCTACTGGTGAACCAACTGCTTGGTATCAGGACTACAGAGATGTTGATGGCCTCAAGACTGCCCGTACCATAGTAGGGCTAAAGAAGATTGTTAACAATGAAAAGTTTATGTCAGACAATGCTGATGACCCAACATGGAAATCCATTGCGACATATCTAGAAATCAGACAGCAGCTTGGAAAGTCTTTAGCTTATCGCTCAGTTAAGGACATCAATGCCAAGGCTAATGCTGATTTGAAACTTATGCTAGATTACTATGTATATAAACTCAAGCAAGGAGACTTGGATTTTGCAGATGTATACGACAGATACTTGTCTCAGGACAAAATCTATGACAAGAACCTTGATAGGGGTGCATAGTGGCTGAATTAGCTAAACAGATTTTTGATGCTGAAAACAATGTAAGGAAAGCCAAGTTCATGCTTGATAGCGTCAATGCTCAAGCTAAGCGTGCTGGTAAAGCAACTCCTGCCCAGGCTAAAGCACAGGCAGCGTATGATAGCGCAGTAAATAGACTTGAAGCCTTACGCAAAGAGCAGACAACCCAGAAGAATAAGAAAGAAAAAGGGCCTCTTGCATCAACCGCAACAGAGTCCACATTCAATGATACGCCGTTTGTTGTCAGCAATAAGATTCTCCAAGAGTTCCAGAATGAAAACCCTGGAGCCATCATAGACAAGAACTTCTTCTCTACTGGCCAAGGTTCTGGACTATTGGTATATACTGGTAAAGCAATGGGCAAAACAACAAGCCCTACTGGCGGAACATATAGCCAGGTCAAGGATGCCACAAGTCTTACCATGAACGAGATTAACAGATTCAACTCTGATGCTAAATTAAAGAACAGAGTTACTGCTATGGTCCGCAAGTTTAATCCTAATGCAGATGAGATTGATGCTTGGAATGCATGGCAACAGGTTGTAGCAGATGCTGCAAAACTGTATGCTGGTGGCAATGGCATCAAGATTACTCCTGAAGATTTGTTAAATAGACAACTTGCTAAGGCTAATAAGGATGCCCCATATACTGGCCCTGAAACTACGCTAGCCCGCAAAGTATACGACGAAGCAACTATTAAATCCTGGATGGAAGAAGGGTTGCTCAAGTATCTACAGAAGCCATCACTAGACCCGAAGGATATGGCCGACTTGCAGGCATCTATCCTAGCAATGACAAGCAAGTATAATAAGACCGTTGTTACAGATAATCGTATGGGCAAGAGAACCATTACAGAAACACCAGCATTTAGCGAGGCTCAGATTCAAGGTGCTATTAAGAAGTTCGCTCAAGAGAAGGACCCAGTTGCATATGAACGCACAAAGAGCATGGCGTTCTTTGACTGGGCTATGGGGTTAGGTAAATAATGGCAACATTACAAGAACTGCAGGCTCAATACGACAAAGAACTTGCTGCGCTTCAAGCGCTTCCCGCTGGTTCTCTACAAAGAATCAGAGCTAAAGAAGAGTTCGATGCGAAGTATCCTACCGGCCGTCCAATGACAGTACCAGCTGGTTCTACTTCAGAAGTGAAAGTTGTTAGCAATGCAAGCGAAACAGCAAAAAAAGAAATACTAGCATACGGTCTTTCTGCTGGACTAGTAGCCCTATTTCCTGACGATAAATTCTTGCAAGATGCATATAATGCATATTTAAAAGAAGATTATGGTGCAGCTGAAGAACTATGGTATAAGAGCACATTCTACACATCATTTACTGGTGAGAAGAAACGCAGAGCTTTGCTTAAAGCAAATCAGAAACCAGTATACGATGCTGAACTAGAAGAATTTAGAACCCTTCAGCGTGCTAAAATTATTGGAACGTTTGGCCAGAACGCCATCACTGATGAACAGGCATTCCTTAAGCTAACCCAAGAAGCATTTGACAACGCTACTAATGAGTTTGTATTCCAACAAAAGGCAGCAGATACTTTAGTTAAAGGCAAAGATGCCAAACTTGGTGGCTCCGTTGGAGACTACAGAAACTCACTCAAAGAATTTGCCGACTCTTTCGGTATGTCATACTCAGATAAGTTCTATGATGAATGGTCAATCTCAATCATCCAGGGTAAGTCAACGCCAGCAGATGCTCAAGATAAAATCAAGCAGGACTCAGCTTCTGTATACAAAGCATTCGCCAATGATATCATGAATGGCAAAAGCCTTGAGGCTTTAGCTTCTGCATATAAATCATCTATGGCAACTATTCTGGAAGTAGATGCTGATACCATTCAATGGTCAGACGCAACTCTTAAGACAGCCCTGCAGGGCGATACAGTAATGCCATTATGGCAGTTCGAACAAAGCCTACGCAAAGACCCACGCTGGGCTTACACAGACAATGCTAGAGACTCTATTGACAATAAGACCCGACGCATACTCGGAGATATGGGACTGGTGATGTAATGGCAGACATAACATCTGAACTTATTCAAGATAGGTCTTGGTACGGAGTTAACGATAGTTACGAGCAGGTACTTACTAATCTAACAGATAGACTCAAGGCTGCTGGCTTACAACCAGGGACACCTGAGTATGATGGTGCCTTTAATAGCATCGTTGGCATGGTAAGTAAGTCAACAATTGATTTAACCGATACGATATACTCTGACCCGACAACTCAGAATAATGCTCTGGTTAATTGGATGAAACAGAACTTTACTTATGAGATGGCATCCAAGATGGGCGTAGATGTCAATACAACTCTTTATTCACCAGACTTCAGTGGATGGACAACACCTTCTGGAGAGTTTGTAAAAGCAAATGACCCTTGGGCTAGAGATAGATATGGCGAAAGAATACTGGATGAGAGCGGCAATCCCATCCTTACCCCAGTATATGCATTTACTCAACTATTTGAACAACTATACGGAAGAAAACCTACTGCTGCGGAAATTGATGCAGGGACCAGAGATGTAATTGCTGCAGAAGGATGGACTGCTGCTGGTCGCACTATGGGGTATTCAGGTTCTCCTGTTTCTAGTGGTAGCACGGTAGCTACAACTCCCACTGCATACAAATTCAATCCAGTTACAGGACAATACGAATCACTAGCAACAAGCGCATATCTAGAGAAACAAAGACAGAGTGCATTCGAACTTATGTCTGCTCGCTTCAAAGAATACGGACTCGACTCACTGATTCCATTGATGAAACAAATGGTGTGGGATGATGTAAGCGAAGATACAATGTGGCTCCGCCTGCAAGAGACTGATACATTCAAGCAGCGTTTCAGTGCTAATGAAGCCCGCCGTAAAGCAGGTTTAAGAGTCCTTAGTGTGCCAGAGTATGTGCAATACGAAGATGCGTATCGTCAAGTCATCAGAGCATTTGGGTTAAAGCAGTTTGACAATGATGAATATGTTAGCAGATTCTTAGCTAATGATATCTCAATTACTGAACTTACCAATAGAGTAACAATAGCCGCTAAGCGTGTCAAAGATATGCCGAATGTAGTTAATGAGCTCAAGTCATACTATGGCTCAGTAATAGGAGATTCTGATATTCTTGGCTACGTACTCGACCCTAAGAATGAACTTCCACGAATTGAACGAATGGTTACTGCAGCTGAGATTGGCGCAGCAGCACAGGAGCAAGGGTTGCAAGTTGCTGGAGCTAAAACCTCCTCGCTTGAACAGATTGCTGCTGAAGACTTGGCTGCGTACGGTGTTACTCAAGAGCAAGCTCGTCAAGGCTACAGCACCATTGCTGAGTTACTCCCTGGCGCAGAAAAGCTTAGCCAGATTTATGGTACAAGACTTGATGCATATGGTCAAGCAGAAGCAGAGCAAGAAGTATTTAAGGGTGCAGCCTCAGCTCGACGTGCTCGCCAGAAGTTGGCAGCAACTGAAGCAGGAACATTCTCTGGCGGTGCGGGTGTAGCCCGTGGCGCTCTAGCAAGCGAAAGAAACCTATAGAATCCCTAGCGGACCCACCGGCCCCGCAGGTGTAACAGACCGGTAGCAAGAGCCAGCCTATCTTCCCCGGGTAGAACTGAGGCTTGCGACTAACAACGATAGAAAGGGTGGTTGCTATGAGCAACAACTACTGGGACGAAGAAGACGATGACCTAGACAACGCTGAATTTTCAGGCGATGGCAGTGACTTGCTAAAGAAGTTACGTAAAGCCAAGCGTGCTGATGAGAAGCGTATCAAGGAACTTACTGAGCAACTTGAGAATTTATCCAAGGTGCAGCGTGAGAGAACCGTCAAAGAAGTCCTGGAAAAGAAGGGCGTAAACGCAAAAGCAGCTCGTCTTATTATGAAGGATTTGGAAGACATTAACGAGGAGACAGTCTCTGGCTGGCTCGATGATAATGCCGACCTATTCGGAATCAAGATGGATAAGTCTGCAACCAACGAAGTTGACACACAGAACCTAGCGGCTCTACGCCAACAGGATGTAGTCACACAAAACGCGATTACCCCGGAAAGAGCAGATGAACTTGCTTCTAAGTTGGACAATGCCGAAAGCGTTGATGAACTTCTAAGCTTCTTACGCTCACAATAATAATCCGTTCATAGTCATAGGAGACTAACAAATGGCCAATTCATACGTCAGCACAGACTCTGCCTCATTAGGCGGAACAGCTGGTGCTGCTGGTCTAGTACAGAAGGCATATGACCGCCTTCTCGAATTCGCTCTCCGCGCACAACCACTAATTCGTGATGTCGCAGATAAGCGCCCAGCTCGCCAAGCAATCCCTGGCTCAACAGTCGTTCTACAACGTTATGTTGACCTCTCAGCAGCAACAACACCGCTGACTGAAACAACTGACCCAGATGCAGTGGCAATGTCCACACCGACATCTGTTACCATTACTCTTGCTGAGTACGGTAACTCGGTCCTCGTTACTCGTGCGTTGGAGCTCTTCAGCCTTGCTGATGTAGACCCAGCAATCGCTAACATCATTGCATTCAACCTTGCCGATTCTATCGACAACGTTGCTATGACAACCCTACGTGGTGGAACCAACGTAATCTACGCAGGTTCAACTGCAACATCAACAGCTACAATCACAGCTGCTGCTACACTCAGCTCTGCAAACATCCGTAAGGCTGTTGCTAAGCTCCGTGCAGGCAAGGCTATTGCTCGCAAGGGCAGCCTATTCTGGGCTGGTATTCACCCAGAAGTTTCACACGACCTTCGTGCAGAAACAGGCTCATCTGGCTGGTTGCTCCCTAACCAATACGGTGCTTCACAGGACCGCATCTGGAACGGCGAAATCGGAACCTACGAAGGTGCATTCTTTGTTGAATCACCACGTCTATACAACGCAACTGATGGCGCAGCCTCAGCTCGCGTATACCGCACAATCCTTGCAGGACAGCAAGCACTCGCTGAAGCAGTTGCTGAAGAACCACATGTCGTCATCGGTCCAGTTGTGGACAAATTGATGCGTCACCGCCCAATGGGCTGGTACGGTGTTCTCGGCTTCGCTCGCTACCGCGAAGAGGCTCTATACCGCATTGAGTCGGGCTCTTCAATCGCTTCCTAGTTGATTGATTCTGTAGGGTAGGGGAAACTCTACCCTATGGGATGAGTTCACTAAGAAAGGATATATGGCTAACTATACATTTAAGACACCAACGGTGGCCGAAGGTCCAGCTGGTGGGCACCGCTTATTCTGGTTCTATAAACTTGACAGAGGTGTTACAATAGTCAAGTCAGGTGGAGTCTATTCCACTACACGTTATCCGCTAGATAGTGACTTGGCAAGTTACCAAGAAGTTTATCTTGGTGGAAGAAATCATATCGTTAACGACGCTACTAAGGCTGCCCTGATTGCTGGGGGAGTTGGAGTTACGGAGGCAAACTTTACAGCGCTATGAAACACTGGGAACACCATCCGGTGTATGTGGATGGTTGCTTTGGTTGCAAAGCATCTACTCTGCAAATGAATGCCGGGGACGCAAAAAGAGATATTCCTGATAAGAAATGGAACGCTGAGCTTCAAGCATATAGAGATGCTAGAGCTCAGGGAATCCAGCCAGCTGGCACAACTATGCGCCATGTTCAGGAAGCACATAAAGCATCTGAGGTACTGGGCAAACCTTATGATGCAGATACCATGCCTAAAGCAAACCAAATAAACAATAAAGTGGTTGAAGTAATGAAAGAAATAGGAGCATAGTATGTCAGCAAAAGGCGAAAAGTACAAGTCTAAGAAGGCTATGAAGAAGCACGAAAAGACTGAAGGCAAAAAAGAAATGATGATGGAATACGGCAAGAAGGCTATGAAGAAGAAGCCTGCAAAGAAGAAGGGCAAGTAAATGGCAACACGCATTAGTCCAATGTCATATGCTCGTAACCTTCGCAAAGAGGGTGGAGACTTGGTTAATGCCTGGCGTGAAGCATTCGATGCATCAGCCGGTGTTGGTCCAGGAGCATCCGAAAAGGCAGCCCGAGCAAACAAGAAACAACGAGCTGAACAGGGACAATTTCTTGGTGCACTACTTCAGGGTCGTAAGTACGACAAGAAGGGTAAGCAGGTAAAGAAATGAAAAAGCCTACTAAAGCACAGAAGAAGATTTCCAAAGTAATGAAAGAGTTCAAGAAGGGCGAACTCAACATTGGGAAGTCTAGTAAGAAAGTAAAGTCTAAGAAGCAGGCAGTTGCTATTGCTCTATCTCAGGCTGGCAAAGCCAAGAAGAAGTAATGTCTTCCGGCAAGTATAAGCCCCATCGCAAATTCAATACCGTCCAGATTAAGGACGGTATGGTGGTTAGGCTAAACAAGAATGGCTCGATAAGAGCAGTACTAGGAAAGTATGGGGAATATGGAAAGCAAAGCGGACCCAAGGCTTAAGAGGGCTGGTGTATCTGGTTTCAATAAACCTAAGCGTACGCCGAATCACCCAAAGAAGTCACACATAGTTGTGGCTAAGGTTGGCGATAAAGTTAAGACTATTCGTTTTGGTGAGCAGGGAGCAAAGACTGCAGGAGCACCAAAAGCAGGAGAGTCTGAACGCATGAAGATGAAACGCAAATCCTTTAAGGCGCGTCATCAAAAGAATATAGCTAAAGGAAAAATGAGTGCCGCTTATTGGGCAGATAAGGTGAAATGGTAATGAAAGATAACTTCGGACAGACCGTTAAGGGAATGGAAAAAGGCAAGGGTGGAATCGGCAAGGCAGTATCTGCTGCAGCCCACGCTCGCAATGCTGCTCGTGCAGCTGCTCGCACTGAGGGTGGAATCAAAGGCACCCCAGGCAAAGAAGTATACCCAGTATACAAGACATACTAAAAAGGTAGGGGACGATGTCTAAGCAAGAAGAAACTGTATCACTTGTATGGTGCGACAACGGTATGGTAGATGGTAAGTTCGCACAGGGAATTGCCGATGTGCTGCTGAAGTCTGGAGTCAAATTTGAAACCACACTTCGCAGCCACGGCAACCAAATAGCAAGACAGCGTGAAGAATGTATTAACTACTGGTATGACAACAATAAGTCTGACTGGTTGTTTTGGGTAGACTCTGATATCGTAGTAAGTCCAGAAGTATTCTTGCGTCTATGGAACAAGAAGGATGCGTTAAGTAAGCCACTGCTCACTGGAGTATATTTTACAACTAATAATCCAGAAGAGCCGCTCATGATACCGACTCCTACAGTATTTAAGTTTGTAGAAAAAGATGAAGTGTTTGGGTTAGAGAGAATCCATCCACTACCCAAAGATGCATTCATGAAAGTGGATGCTGCTGGAATGGGACTGGTGCTAATGCACCGAAGCGTAGTCGAGAAGATACGCAAAGTAGTTCCCGATACTCCTTTATTTCAGGAGATGGGAGCAGGAAAGAAATTTGTCGGAGAGGACATATTCTTCTTCGCACTATGTAATCAAGCAGAGATTCCTCTATGGTGTGATACTGGAGCCACAGTTCCTCACATGAAGCGTTTCTCTTTTGATGAGCACTATTACAATGCGATGACTAAAGGGAGATAACAATGGCCGTAGGTACTGCCGGTAGTACATTATGTGCTGAGCTTAATCGCTTAGCAAATGGTGGAACATATCCAGCTATGACTGCTTTTCTAGACGAGCAGGGAGCTGCCAATAAATGGGCAGGCACCTCAGGACTTGGAATCATTGCTGCGCTGAACATTAAGAATAGCGTCACAAATCCTTCCTTATATAAAGACTTAAACGGCGTATGCAATGCACTCGCTGGAACTACTGGTAAATCTGCGGTTGACGCATTAAGGAGCATCTCTTCATGAGCGCTAAATATAATCTTGTATGTAATCAAGGCGCAACCTTCAACCTACAGTTTACCGTAAAGACTGGCGATACAGCCTGGAACCTTACTGGTTATACAGCTACAATGACTGTAAAGCCATTTGCTGGCTCTACCACAACAACCGTACTTGCTACAAATGCTAACGGCAGAATCACCCTTGGTGGTGCCGCTGGAACTGTAGCGGTTACACTATCAGCAGCAACCACGGCAGCCATTGCATCTGGTAAATATGATTATGACTTTGTTCTAGACTCAGGTTCCACAGTAACACGACTTCTCGAAGGTAAGTTCGTGGTGACAGCTGGTGTCACAGTATGAGTGAAACTATTGTAGTAATTCAGCAGCCAGCATCTGATGCGATTACACTTAGCATTAGCCCAGCAACTGAGGCTACTGAAGTAATTGTCATTACTGAAGAGCAGCCTGAGACTTCGGTAGTAATATCTAATGAACAGGGTCCACAGGGAATCCCTGGTGTCACAGGTCCTACTGGACCTACTGGCCCAGCTGGAGCTACCGGCCCTACAGGTGCCGCATCAACAGTTCCTGGGCCAACGGGTGCTACGGGACCCGCTGGAGCCGTAGGAGCCACGGGTGCAACAGGTCCTACAGGAGCAGCAGGTAGCATTGGTGCTACAGGTCCTGCTGGTTCTATCGGAGCGACAGGTGCAACAGGACCCGCAGGTGCAGTAGGTGCTACTGGCCCCGCTGGTACGGTGGGTGCTACAGGGGCTACAGGGCCTATAGGAGCCACTGGCGCTACTGGACCCACCGGAAGTACTGGACCCACTGGTCCATCCGTCTTAAACGGAATTGTTGACCCTACAACTCAGGGCATCGATGGCGACTTTTATATCAACACTTCAACAAATAAAATTTTTGGTCCTAAGGCTGCTGGCGTATGGCCAGCTGGAGTAAACCTCATTGGCCCTACAGGACCAACAGGTGCAACGGGAGTTACAGGCCCAATTGGTGCAACTGGTCCAACTGGGCCCATTGGTGCAACTGGACCGATTGGTGTTACTGGGGCCACGGGCCCAACAGGAACTGGCATTACAATTAAAGGAACCGTAGCCACAGTTGGAGCGTTACCATCAACTGGTAACACAACTGGTGATGCTTACATAGTAACTGCCGATGGACATCTTTATGTTTGGAGCGGTTCAACATGGACCGATGCTGGACTCATTGTTGGGCCAACAGGAGCAACTGGTGCCACTGGTCCTACTGGGGCAGTTGGCGCGACAGGTGCAACTGGTCCCACAGGAGCTACAGGTCCTCAAGGATATTCAGTTCTTAATGGAACCGTTGACCCAACGACTCAAGGTGTCAATGGTGATTTCTATATCAATACAACAACAAGTAAAATCTTTGGACCAAAAGCTGCAGGCACTTGGCCTGCTGGTGTAAATCTTATAGGACCTACTGGAGCAACCGGACCAGTTGGCGCCACAGGACCAACAGGCGCAACTGGGCCAGTTGGTGCTACTGGAGCAACAGGACCTCAGCCACCACTATCATCAGCAACGCCACAAGCACTGGGTACTGCTGCAGCTGGAGTTGGAACATCTGCAAGCAAAGATGACCACGTTCACCCAACGACTGGCGTTGGTTTAACTTCTGGAAATTTAAGTCAGTTTGCTTCAACTACATCGTCTCAATTAGCTGGAGTTATATCTGATGAAACTGGAAGCGGCTCACTTGTATTTGGCACCGCCCCAACAATCGCTCGTCCAAATATAGATAATCCACGTCTTGGTTATACAACAACTGTATCATCTGCATCAGCAATCGTGCTTACATCTACCAGTAACTACCAGCAATTTATTACTGGTTCAACTGCACAAACAGTAACGTTGCCAGATGTGACTACACTGACACTTGGACAGTCCTTTAAGATTGTAAATAACAGCACCCAAACAGTTACTGTTAACTCATCTGGCGGTAACTTGGTAATTTCAGTACCAACAGGATTTAATGCTGAGGTCGTATGTATTCTGCTTACTGGAACTACTGCGGCATCTTGGGCTGGTTCATTCTGTGATTTTGATGCAGTAACTGGTTCTGGTTCAGTAGTTCTTTCGACAAGTCCAACTCTTGTTACACCAGCTTTAGGCACTCCATCTTCAGGAACGTTAACCAATGCTACAGGTTTACCTATAAGCACTGGAGTATCAGGGCTGGGAACTAACGTAGCTACATTTTTGGGAACACCATCATCAGCAAACTTGTTAGCCGCGCTTACTGACGAAACAGGGACTGGTCTTAATGTATTTGGAACATCTCCAACAATAAGTAAACCATCAATTGATAATCCATTGTTAGGTTACACAACAACAGTTTCATCTGCGTCAGCAATTGTTCTTACAAGCTCAAGCAATTATCAGCAGTATGTTACTGGCTCGACAGCTCAGACAATCACATTGCCAGTAGCATCTACAATGACTCTTGGGCAATCATTTAAGATTGTCAACAATAATACATCAGGTTCTCTGACGGTCAACTCATCTGGTGGAAACTTAGTTATCACCGTTCCAGTTGGCTTCAATGCTGAAGTTGTATGTATATTAACATCTGGCACAACAGCAGCATCCTGGTCTGCATCATTCTGTGACTTTGATACAGTTACGGGAACGGGCTCAGTTGTTCTATCAACAAGCCCAACTCTTGTTACTCCTGCGCTTGGAACACCATCATCTGCAACATTGACGAATGCTACTGGGCTTCCAATATCAAGCGGCGTATCTGGTTTAGGAACCGGTGTTGCTACAGCTTTAGGTACCAACGTTGGAACTGCAGGTTCGGTAGTAACTAACGGTGGAGCATTAGGTACGCCATCATCCGGAACACTAACCAATGCTACTGGTTTACCAGTAAGCGGAATCACGGCATCTACTACAGCAGCATTAGGTGTAGGAAGCGTTGAGCTTGGCCATGCAACTGATACTACCTTGGCTCGCGTATCTGCTGGCGTGGTATCAATCGAAGGTGTCAACATCGTTACAACATCCTCAACGGATACTTTGACAAATAAAACCCTTACCACGCCTGTCATAACACAGGCAACGGCAACGCCTACATTTACAACAAACGCCTACACTTTAGTGGCAGGTGATGCTGGTAAGTTGCTTCTTGCGTCCAACGGTGCTACTGCTGGAACAATCAACATTCCAACAGATGCTTCCGTCAACTTTGCCCTTGGAACGCAAATTCATATAACGCAGACTGGGTCTGGACAATTAACAGTTCAAGCAACAACTCCTGCTACAACTACAATTAACTCTACTGGTGCAACTGCTACTGCTCCTAAACTTAGAGCTCAGTGGTCATCATTAACATGTATTAAAACTGCAGCAAACGTATGGCTAATCATGGGTGATATAGCCTAAAAGTAAAGCAAGGGGACATAATGCGATTCCACGTAGTAAGCCTGCCTCACACACAGACTACTCTAGAATATACATCATGCGCGTTTACCGAGAAGGTAAGGCGCTTTGCCATGATGATGGAGATGCTAGGGCACGAGGTGTACCTGTACTCTGGTGAGCAAAATACAGTCAAAGTACATGAACACATACCCTGTATCTCTGAAGAGATGAGGGTTGAGTCCTTAGATGGCAAGCATTACACTCAAGGCTCATTTGATTCATCGCTTCCACACTGGCAGTACTTTAATAATTCAGTAATGAATGAGATGGAAGAGCGCATACAGCCTAAAGACTTTATCTGTCTGATTGGTGGATATAGTCAGAAAGTAATAGCTGATGCTTTTCCTAATCATATCTCAGTAGAGTTTGGCATAGGATATCCTGGCACATTTGCAAAGTTTAGAGTATTTGAATCATATGCCTGGATGCATAGCATCTATGCTCAACACCGATTAGCTTCAGAGGTAGACGGCAACTTCTTTGATGCTGTAATCCCAGGCTATCTAGAGCCGCACATGTTTCCGCTTCAAGAGAAGAAGGAAGATTACTACCTATTCATCGGGAGACTGATTGATAGGAAAGGTTATCGCATAGCACAAGAAGTATGCGAAGCTTTAGGTAAGCGCCTAATCTTAGCTGGAGCTGGTCCTCAAGATGGCTATGGTGAGTTTGTTGGTGTTGTTGGCCCAGAAGAAAGAGCTAAGCTTTATGGTGGGGCTATAGCAACATTTGTTCCGACTCAGTATATAGAACCATTCGGTAATGTAGTTATCGAATCTCATATGTGTGGAACCCCAACTATCACAACTGACTGGGGTGCGTTCACTGAAACCAATATCGAGGGACTAACAGGGTATCGCTGTAGAACACTAAAAGAATTCTGTGAAGCTGCTGAGAAAGTAAAAAGCCTTGACCCAGCAACTATCAGAAGTACGGCTGTAAATAAATATTCATTAGAAGCAATCGCCCCTCTATACGAGAAATACTTCAGAAGGCTAGAAACCCTCTGGGGTGACGGATGGTACGAAAGGTAAAATATGGCAACCCTAAAAGATATGATAGATGAGGTTCGCAGTAACCTAGCTGGTTATACTATGCGTCAAGACCGAATCACATACCTTGCTAACTCAGGTGGTATCACCACTACTAGCACAGTTATCGTAGCTGGCTCGTCCACCAATCTTGCCAAAGGTATCATCGAGATTGACGATGAGCTAATCTGGATTGACTCGTTTGACAAGGCTACCAACACGATGAATGTTGTGCCTGGCTTTGGTCGTGGGTATCAGAACACTGACCCGGCCCCACACGCACAATACTCACAAGTAATTTTATCCCCTACATTCCCGCGCATCATGGTAAAGCAAGCAATCAATGATACGATTCTTGCATCATACCCTAAGCTATTTGGTGTAGGAACATATACATTCACATTCGATGGAGCAAAGACAACCTATCCTCTACCAGATGATGTTGATGGAATCCTCTCGGTAACATGGCAGACAGTTGGCTCAACTAAAGAATGGCTACCAGTTAACCGTTGGAGAGATGATAGAGCGGCCAACGTAGCAGCGTTCAATACAACATCAACTATATCAATCTTTGACCCAGTTACACCTGGGCGCACAGTTCAGGTAACATATGTGATGGAACCAAGTACTTTATCTTCTAGTACCGAAGAGTTCTCTGATGTGACTGGATTACCTGAATCTTCAAGAGATGTTATCGCCCTTGGAGCTGCATACAGACTTGTATCTTATATTGATGCAGGACGTATTAATCTAACATCTGCCGAGTCCGATGCTGCCGATAGCAAGATTCCATCTAATGCATCTGCCACAATGGGACGATTCTTGTACAGTCTATACACACAAAGACTTAATGACGAAGCTGCAAAGCTTGTATCAAAGTATCCAGTCCGTCCACACTATACACGCTAAGGAAAATAAATGACACGCAAATACTCAAGCATAAGCATAGAGACAACCCTCGCTTCGGGTATCTCGAATACTGCAACAAGCATGACCGTTGCTACAGGTACGGGTTCAGCGCTCCTTGGTGGTGTAACCCTTGCTGCTGGAAACGTGGACCAGTTTGCTATTGCACTTGACCCAGATACAGCTTCCGAAGAAATAGTTTTTGTAACTGCTGTAAGTAGTGATACCTTTACAATCATAAGAGGAAGAGCTGGAACATCAGGCATAACTCACTCTGGTGGAGCAAAGGTAAAGCATGTTCTTACTGGAGAAGACTTAACATACTTTGAGACAGGAGTATCGTCAGCGGTTACAGCAACTAGCACAACAACGCTCACCAATAAGACTGTCAACCTTACAAGCAATACCCTCACTGGGACAAAAGCCCAGTTCAACACAGCATTGAGCGATGCTGATTTTGCTACATTAGATGGAACTGAAACTCTTACAAATAAAACACTTACATCTCCAATTGTCAATCTCACTCTGAATGCACAAACTGGAACTACATATACTTTAGTATTAGCAGATAATGGAAAACTAGTAACCTTATCTAATGCCAGTGCAATCACGTTAACAGTGCCATTAAATTCTTCTGTTGCATTCCCAACTGGAGCTCAAGTCAATATACAGCAAATTGGTGCAGGTCAGGTAACGGTCGCCGGAGCATCTGGTGTAACCATTAATGGAACTGGTACGAAACTAGCGGTTCAATGGTCTGCTGGTACTTTAATTAAGACTGCGACAGATACGTGGACTTTGATTGGAGACCTTGCCTAATGCCTATTCTCGGAATTGTTGCGTCTCAGATAACTGGACGACTTAACCCATACTGGATTGGGTATATTGCTGGCGGTGCCACAGCTGCATCTCAGTCTGACTCAACAAATGGTGTTGTTGTTGATTCGTCCGGAAACATTTATCTTACTGGATTTACTAAAAACTCTAGCAACTTTACTATTGCATTTGTTGCAAAGTACAATTCTTCTGGTGTTATCCAATGGCAACGCACATTGACTGATGGAAACGCTACTCCTGTCGATAAAGGATTTAGCATAGCTTTGGACTCCTCTGCTAATGTTTATGTAGGAGGCACTGCAAAGAACACTAGCGGTGGAACAAATGCATTCATTGCCAAATACAATACGTCAGGAACCATTCAATGGCAGCGCAGTATTAGCGATGCTCAAGCGGCTGGAACTCAGCAAGATTTTATTTATGGTGTAGCAACAGATTCCTCATCAAACGTGTATGTTACAGGAAAAGAAAGAGATACGTCTGGAAGCGTATACAAAAACTTTATAGCAAAATACAACACAAGCGGTACTATTCAATGGCAAAGAACGTTAAGCACTGCAACAAGCAGTTTTGAGGCAGGGTATTCTATTGCTGTAGATTCGTCTGCTAACGTATATGTAGCTGGTGCTACAGATTACTTGCTATACACAGCAGCGCATATTGCCAAATATAATACCTCTGGAGTTATACAATGGCAGCGCATACTATACAGCGCAGCGACAAACCCAACCGATGAAGCATATGCAATAGCCGTTGATTCTTCTGCTAACGTCTATGTTGCTGGAAGACGCGATAATGCTGCCGTTCAAGGTTATATTGGATTCATTGCTAAGTATAATACTTCAGGTACTATTCAGTGGCAACGCACAGTAACAAGCGCATTATCTTCTGCTTGGCAGTACACATTTATTCAAGGCATTGCGCTTGATTCCTCAGCAAATGTTTATGCTATTGCAATAGACCAAAATGCTGCAGCGGGCAGCAACTTTGGTACGTTTATATTTAAGTATAACTCTTCAGGAACGATTCAGTGGCAACGAAGAATGATAGACTCGAACGCAACTCCAGACAATAATAGATTATCTGCCATTGCAATCGACTCAAATAACTATATGTACGTTGCTGGTTCTTTCAAGAATACTAGCGGTGGATTTAACGCACTTATTGGAAAATTACCAAATGATGGTTCCAAGACCGGAACTTTAACAATCGACGCTTCACACGTAATTGTTTACGGCACTCCTTCATACACCGATGCAGCTGGCACAGCAACTGATGCAGCAGGTACAGCAACAGATGCCGCAGGCGCTTTGACTGATGCAGCTGGTGCACTAACAGATGCGTCATCATCTCTAACAAATGCAAAGGTATCAGTCTAATGTCAATTTACTTAAACACAGTAACAGGTGAATACCCCCGTCACGATGGAGATTTGGAACTTTTAGGATGGCAACTAGGAGAACCACTACCCGAAAACTGGGTTAGTGTTCTAGAAACTGAGGAGCTAGTGCCAGGAACTAACGAAGTTGTAGAGTCACAACCACCTGTATTTATAGATGGGCAATGGCATATGTCTTGGGAAATCCGCACCATGACGCCGGAAGAAATTATCAGGGTAGAAGAGTTTAATAACCAATCAATAGGAGGATAGCATGGCACCGTATGGTGATGATGTCACAGAAGGTTTACCGTATGTTTTATCTAATCCGGTATCCTTAACAACATACTCAAGCACCAGCGAGGCTTATGATATAGCGATAAGTGGCTTGCCATTCTTTGTTAATGCCAATGATGAAACTCCTTATCGTCGCCAAACTGCTCCTTATAGAAAGCAACAAGTTGACCAGAGCAATGAGCCAGGAGAGCAGACTCTTACGGGGTGGTGGGTGCGCAGTCAGTCATCCTTCCATAATGGTTCTGGCGTAAACTTCTATGACCCATCAGCTGGCGAGAGTGTCTTCTATAGATTTGCGGACAGCCGTGGAGTAAACGTATGGAACAAGGGTTCATTTACACTGCTAAAGTCGTGCACACAAGGACACATAGTTACTGGGGCTATTGCCTCTAATGGTGTAACACAACAACACCTCCGCTCAATAGAGTGGACAGCATCTGGTACTACCTATCAAGGGGCATTATTGCTTGATGAGTATGATGTTGATAAGATAGATTCTAATGGAACAGTAACGCACTTCGTAGACTATAATACTGGAGCTGGAGTATTTCCAGTATACGCAATCTGCGACGATGGAACATATGCTTATTGGGTAACCAACATTACCTCTGGTGGCGTATCTAAGATAACAGTTAGAAAGAAACCTCTATCTGGTAGCGCTTCCAATACTGCTGATGAGTCAAATCTTTTTGATAGCAACTTTACAATCAGCAATGCTGAGATGGAGTACATCAAGGAGCGTATCATCTTGTGTGCTGACAATAAAGTTTATGAATTCAGCACAGCAGCAACGGCTCTTCCGACCGCTATATACACACACCCAGCAACTACACATGTATACACAAGTATCGCTGCTTCGGGCCCTGCTATCTATGTAGCTGGCTACAATGGAATCCAGTCTACAATTCAAAAGTTTACACTAGCAGCTAACGGAACTTTACCTACCTTGACATCTGCAGTCATTGCTGCTGAGATGCCAGCAGGTGAGATAATCCATAAGATTCATTACTACCTTGGGTATCTTGTCATCGGCACAAACAAGGGAGTTCGAGTCGCTCTTATCAATGAGACTGATGGTTCCATCAACTATGGTCCACTCATTGTAGAAACCACTCAGCCAGTATATGACTTTGCAACTAGAGATAGATTTATCTGGTGCGCAACTGGAGTGGCTGGAAGCCCTGGATTGATACGCATTGATTTGGGTGCAGAAATTTCTACTCTTCGTTTTGCTTGGGCGAACGATGTATACTATCCCGATGTAACAAGTAGAGTAACAACTGCTTGTGCTTTCATAGGTAATACCAATAGAATCATGTATGCTACCTGTAACAACGGGACAACTGACGGATATGTATACTCCGAATCAGCTACCGTACTTATGCCTTCAGGCTATGTTACGACTGGAAAGATTCGATACTCGACATTGGAAAGTAAGGTATTCAAGTTCCTTAATGTTAGATTTGATAATAGTAATGGTGGACTTGAAGCATCATCTATTGGATTTGACAATCAGTACTACACCATAGCTGCTATTGCTAAGGGTGATTTTATCCCAGAGATAGGGTTATCTTATCCTCAGGGAGCGCAAGAATATATCTCTCTACAGTTTAAGATACTACGTGATAGCGCTGACTCTACCAAGGGTCCAACATTCTCTGGCTATCAGTTGAAGTCATTGCCTGCCGTACCAAGACAGCGATTGATTCAATATCCCGTAGCCTGCTATGATAGAGAGACAGATAAGTTTGGCGTGCAAGTTGGGTATGAGAACTATGCCTATGAAAGACTTACCGCCTTGGAGGCACTCGAGAATACGGGAGACTCCGTCAAAGTAGAAGACTTCAGAACAGGCGAGGCCTTCATTGGACTCATCGAAGAAGTTAATTTCATCAACCGCACACCGACTGATAAGAGGTTCTCTGGCTTTGGAGGCATCCTTCTAATCACGGTAAGAGCCTTGTAAAGGACACACGAATGACACCGCAGGACTGGGCAACCATTGCCGTAGCAGTAACAACCATCATCGCCAGCTTTGTTGGGGCAGTTAGATGGCTAGTCAAACACTATCTTAATGAACTTAAGCCCAACGGCGGTTCATCTGTTAAGGACCAAATCAATAGACTAGAACGAGAACTGACGCTATTGAAAGACCTAGTGATAGAGCTCGTGAAGAAATGAGTAATGATGTCGAATGTGGTAAAGAAAGCAAGCCCTGCTGCGATTGCAGTCCTCCAACAAGCTACTGCCCTTGTACCCAAGAGGAAAAAAACTAGCGACGGAATACTGCCATCAAAGGCTCATCAAAAGTTAAACCCTAACTCTGACCATAACCTAGGACTAGCGGTTGATTTAACCCATGACCCTGCCTCAGGTTTCGACTGCCACCAATTATTTGACAAACTAAGGGATGATGATAGAGTTCTCTACCTAATCTTCCATGGAAAGATATGGGTTAGAGGCAAGGGTGAGTCTAGGTATACTGGAATCAACCCTCACGTTAAGCATATCCACATCTCAATAGTCAAGAATAAATCCACTGATACCTCACCTTGGTTTCCTTGGATGGGTAAGCCTAAAGTAATCAACAAGGTGAAAGCAAAGCTAGCTAAGAAACCTAAGAAAGAGAGCAATACATGAAAAAGTTCAAAGAGTTCCTCGATGCCAACCCAGTACGCGTTGCAGCATTCGTATCTGCAGCAGTAGCCATTGTCTCTTCCTTCCTATTTCCTGAGATGCCAACCGAAGCAGCAGTAGCATTCGTGCTATCAGCACTCGGCCTAGGCGAATTTGCTCAGCGCAAGGAAGACAAGAAGACCGAAGATGCCCTATTGACAGACCCAGAGGACGTCGAGCTCTAGTCCTAGGATACCCTTTAATGGCCTTCTAAGGCCCTTTAGAGACACAAAGACCCCCAACCTAAGGTAATCACCTTGGGAAGGGGGTTCTTTTTTTATGTCCGACTAGTAGAGAAAGCTTATACTTGACATCTTCTCCTATGTCTAGTATAATATATATATATATATATATATAATATATAATATATAAGACCCCTACGGGGTCTTTATATTATTATATAATATATATAATATAATTATAGCAATCTGAAAAAGCTTTGTCAAGTCTTTTAATCCCTTGACATTCCTGACTGACTAGGATATCCTATACCCATGACAGTATACTTGACAGACGACTACACAATACCAGAGCATGTATCTTACTCAGCTCTGACTACCTTCATAGACTGTGGGTATTTGTACTACCTTGGACGATTGCTCCAGATTCCTGAACAGCAGGGCATATGGTCAGTGGGTGGCTCCGCCTTCCATAAGGCTACTGAGGAATGGGATAAACAACATGTTGAATAAACAACTATGGGAAGAGGCATGGAATGAATATGCGAAAGACGTCGACCTATCAACGCTTAGGGTTAGCGGCATTGTTACGAAGAAATATCCTGACAAAGAAGACGCCAACTTCTGGGCCGAGAAGGGACCCGAGTGGGTACAATCCTATATCGATTGGCGTACCGTTAACAGCAATTGGAAAATTTGGAAGACGCCTCAAGGCGTTCCTGCGATTGAACTAGGTATCGTACCTAAGTTTGCTGGGGTACCAGTGAAGATGGTCATCGATAGAATCTTTGACGTTGATGGCACGCTAGTAGTAGTTGACCTCAAGACATCTAAGAGTACCCCTACCTCTAGCCTACAGCTAGGATTCTACAAGGCTGGCATCCAGCAAATCTTTGGTGTCGACATTGCTTATGGCAATTATTGGATGGCACGCCATTCAGGTACCGGTTCCATGGTGGACCTATCCAAGTATACCGATGAGCATATATCCTACTTTGTGGAAAAGTTTGACAAAGCACGTAAGGCTGGTGTATTCTTGCCTAACACAAACAACTGTAACCGGTGCGGGCTAACGGAGCACTGCCCGTTTACATCAAAGAAAGAGAAATAATGAGCGAAGAATGGAAACTGCAAGTCTCTTATAAGACTGGCGCTGGTGATATGATTAACATCCGCGCTAACACTGCTGATGAACTCAGCGTATTGCTTGAGGGTATCGGTGACTACGCAACTCAAATCGTAGCTACTAACAAAATGCTAGGAGCTGCATACAACGTAGCCCCTTTATCAACTACCGGTTCCACTACAAGCACAACGCCTCCAGTCTCATTACCGCCAACCCCGGTGTCGGAAGCGTCAGGTACCGCCGCTCCGGTGTGTAAGCATGGCGCACGCATTTGGCGTAGTGGAGTCAGTAAGAACACTGGCAAACCATATGCATTCTGGGCATGTCCTTCCCCGCAAGGAACGCCTGACCAGTGCAAGCCAGTAAACTAAAACTTAATATAAACTAATGTCGAGCCGTAGTCAGTCGTTTCAATTCCTTTTCGATTGGCTACGGTTCCTAATAAAGAAAGAACACAATTGCGTACACTTGTCAGAAGCGTTGGTCGCCCTAGTATCGGTGGAGAACCGTTGCCTAGTTGCTTCAGAGCTTTCGACTCCAACAAGATTATCCTCCGTCGGAGCGAAGTGTCGATGTTCGCAGCAGCACCGGGTGTAGGTAAGTCAACACTTGCCTTAGCTCTTGCGTTGAAGATGAAAGTCCCAACGTTGTATATCAGTGCTGATACCAATGCACACACTATGGCCATGCGTCTTGCCTCCATGATTTCAGGTAAGAACCAGGGCGATGTAGAACAATTACTTAATTCAGACTTAGGCTGGACTAGAGCTGTGCTATCTAAAGCAAGCCACATAGTTTGGTCATTCGAATCTGCACCTAGCCTGACAGATATCGATGAAGAAGTACAGGCTTTTGAAGAACTATGGGGTTGCTCACCGCAACTTATTGTAGTTGATAACCTAATGGACGTAGCCACAGATGGTGGCGAAGAGTTCGCATCAATGCGTGCGATTATGAAGGAGTTGAAGTATCTTGCTAGAGCGACTAATGCTGCGGTTCTCGTCTTACATCATACATCGGAGGCTGTACCGGGAACACCTTGCCAGCCTCGAAGCGCAATCCAAGGAAAAGTGGCGCAGCTCCCTGCCCTTATATGCACACTTGGTGTCGTCGGCACATCGATGGGCGTCGCCCCAGTTAAGAACAGATACGGCAGAGCTGACGCAGGTGGAGCGCTCATGACATGGATTGCTTTCAATCCTGAGTACATGTTCGTTGATGACATACCGGAGAATGTATAATGGATGATGACTATCTAGAAATCCATGCCAAAGAGATTGCTTTGGCAGAGGTAAACAAGCAGGTGCAAAAGTTTATACAGAAGATTGATGATGCTAAGGTACCAATCACCGACGAGTATACTCAAGGTATACACGACGGACTTGACTGGGCAATACGAATACTAACAAAGGATAAGAGCGCTTCATAATGGCTAACCCTAATGGTCGCAAAGGTGCACAGTTTGAGACTGATGTTATGCGATGGCTTCGTGAACACGAGGCAGTAGCGGAACGTTTAACTAAGGCTGGTGCCAAAGATGAGGGTGACTTGTATGTATTCCTACAAGGTGAGACATACATCTTAGAGTTAAAGAATAGAAAGAAGCTAGACTTGCCTGCCTTTTGGGACGAAGCGCAGGTTGAGGCAAAGAACTACGCAAAGGCTAGGGGATTGGCGACCATACCTCCAGCCTTTGTTGTAGTCAAGAGACGCAACCATGGCATAGAAAAGTCATGGGTCATACAGAATTTAGAACAATGGATGAGAGAGAGATATGAATGACCTACCAAGTATTAGAGATGTCCTTATCCACTACGGTGGGAAGCTTGGACGAACACACGGGCAAGTCAATCTCCGATGTCCTTTCCACGGTGATACGCATCAATCAGGTACCGCAAACTTGGACAACAACATCTTCATCTGCTTTGCATGCGGAGTTCAGGGAAACAGTTTGCAAATCATTGCTCAGCAAGAAGGGATTACAGTAAGAGATGCAAAAGAATTCGCAGAAAGAATTACTGGAGAGAGCCACGGACAAGTACGCGGCAAACATCTCTCAGGCAGAAGCTTACCTAAGAAGCAGGGGTATTCCAATAGAAGTAGCACGGCTGGCTCGATTAGGCGTAGTCGTGGAGCCTGAAGTAGGACATGAAGCATACCAAGGAAGGTTGAGTATACCATATGTTAGCAAGACTGGCGTTGTTGATTTGCGTTTTCGTAGTCTCAATCCGGCTGTTGAGCCGAAGTACATGGGACTTACGGGAGTGGATACGAAGATGTATAACGTTCTTGATGTCGAGCGTGCTGGTGATTACATTGGCATATGCGAAGGCGAACTTGATACTATCACTATGTCTGCTTGTGTTGGTATCCCTTGCGTTGGTGTACCCGGTGCGAACTCATGGAAGAAACACTATTCAAGATTACTTGCAGATTTTGAACGCATATACGTATTCGCAGATGGTGACCAGCCAGGAAAAGAATTCGCCAACTCCCTCGCAAGAGAACTCCCAGTCACAGTAGTACAGTTCCCTGATGGCGAAGATGCTAATTCATTTTATACTACTCATGGCTCAGACGCCATCCGTCAGAAGGCAGGATTACTCGATGTTTAATAAAGATGAAGAAGGTAAACTCCCTAAGTGTGGTGAGTGCGGAGCACAATTCGAAGATGTCTTTGATGCTATAGACCATAGGCTAGAAGATGATGAAAGCTTCGACCCTGCATTGATATTGCCCGGCGGGTATAAGTTAATGATTGGAAGTCTGTTGCGTGCATTCTATCAGAATAGGGACAACCCTCACATGGTATCCGAGATAGCTCAATCGACATACAGTACCTTGTTTGCAGCAGAGATAAGCCCTGAGATGGTAAGTGAAACTATTGAGGAATTGATAGTAGAGAATGCAATGGAGAATCTAGATGTACAACTCAAAGACCTACTCAAGAATGGAGAATGATGAGACATGGCAGATTATAGAACACCTAGTTGGGATGGGTTACAAAGTTACATCGACCAGAACAGAGGACGGGACGCTTACGGTAACTCTGTCCGTCCCACTACTATCGACGAAAGGTATCCGCGTTTCTCCACCCAGTTCGAAGACGACGTAAGGATTGTATATGATGAACTTATGTCAGTTCTCCTAGCCAAGCATAAAGATTATGGCCCCAAGAATATTGCTGACGCACCGGGTGGCGCTCTCAATGGCTTGCGTGTACGAATTCATGACAAGATAGCACGCATCAACAACTTGATTGATAGACATAGCGACCCTATGTATGAATCAATCGAGGATTCATTCAAAGACTTAGCTAACTATGCCATCATAGCACTACTAGTATTGAGAGACAAGTGGGATAAGTAAATGGTAAAGAACTCCTCATTCGATTTAGACTTTGGATATGGACGCAAAGGTGAGCAACTTGTAGAAGAGTTACTCACTGGTGGCAAGACAGTCGAAGTGAAGCGTGATAGGAAATGGTGGATTACTAACAACCTATACATCGAGGTTGAGTGCTGGTTCAACAAGTCTAAATCATGGGAGCCGTCAGGCTTATCGGTAACTGAGGCTGCATACTGGGCGTTCGTACTTGAGCAGTCAGTATTGATTGTGCCAACACATATCCTTAAGAAGGGCGTAGCTGAATTAGGCAGAGAGATATCCTGCGAAGTCCCACCCAATAAGTCCAAGGGTTATCTGATTACAGTTGAGGACTTACTTACTATGACACGCAAGTATAAGAATGAGAAAGAGTAATGGACTGGGAAAGAATTGAACGCTGGGAGTATGTAGTCGTGGCGGTAGCCACAGAGTACTACAAGAAGTTTCCTATCTGTGAGTACGAAGATATCAAGCAATCGCTTTATCAATGGTTTGCTGAGCATCCTAATAAGTTAGATACATGGGAGAAGATTGGTGAGAAGGATGCTAAGAATCTAATCTATCGCAGTTTAAGAAATGAAGCATTGGATTATTGCCAACGATGGAAGGCTAAGAGTGTTGGCTATGATGTGAGTGATTTATATTATTATGAACCCGTAATGGTGGAAGCCTTGCTTCCTACTGTATTGATGGGTAACTTTCATATTGCGCCGAAGCTAAACCTTGGCTCTATTGGTAGACCATCTGCTCCATCAGAAGGTGGCAATGTTCAGGTTATGTTACTTGAAGTAGACTCAGCATACTGGAAGTTATCAAAAGATGATAGGAAACTTTTGTTCTTCCGGCATGCCGAGTCTTTAGACTTCAAGGAGATAGCCAACTATCTATCTCTTGGCTCAGAGGACGCAGCGAGGATGCGTCATAAGCGTGCTATAAAGCGATTGATAAATAAACTAGGTGGGCGTAAGCCATACCCTGATGAAGACTTCACGGAGTCCACGGAAACAGATAGCCCAGAAGATTCCCAAGAAACAGAAACAGATACACCGCTAGAGTAAACAGCGTAGCGAATACGCCTATTACAACTAGCGGTGCTATCAGTTTGGTAAGGTATGCCCGTGCCTTACCTATTACCAAGATGCTTCCTCATCATACATAGATGGTTCAGCATCTCCCATGAGTGAGTCGAGGTACTCATCATGGCTAGAAAACTCAGGATAGAAATCAAGAATCCTCTTACCCTTCTCGATAGGAAGCTCAGCAATCTTAATGTCTGGCTTATCTCCGTCAGAGAATGGCTCAAAGTTTAACTTCATGGTGTCGAGGTTGAACTCGAACGCGCCATCAGGTGTGCCGAGTATTGCTACTGGTGTATAGCCAGTCTTGCTTACATCTTCCTTGATTGATTGGTATCTATCGTAGGTTATGACTGGTATGCCAGCACGCACCAACCATAGATAGGCATGGGTCATCATTGATGGACTACTTATCATATAGAATTCGCCATCGTTATCTGATGTTAGATAAGCTTCGGCATCCTCGTATAGGTTATCTACTACTAGGTTTGCGAACTCATCTGTATTTAGTTCGTGAGTAATCATTTATCCTCCAGTTTTATAGAAGCCAGTCCCCTTGAACTGGATTCCGGGCGCGTTGTACACCCTAGTTGATTCAAGCCCACAAGTTATACACTTGACAGGCTCATCTCTCTGCTCAACAGAGCGAGAGAATACTACTGATGATTGACATTTATTACATCTGTATTCATATGTCGGCATGCTATCCCTCCAGTACTCCGTTCTCGGGAACGGGTGCGGTTGCTAGTGTACCACAACTTGCGCATTCCATGTCAACGAAATACAATTCTATCGAGCCGTCATCTTTATCGAACACAGTCTTTAGATTCCATATCTCGCTACCGCATGGGCACACTGTTGTCGGTGTCCCACGAATATCCATCGCTTGTTTGTAGTCTGGCTTCAGTTCTGTTATGTGCTTTGGCTCTTCTCTCTTGCCCACTTCTCCTCCAGTCTTTCATGATTGCGGGTGCGTTAGCGCACTCGGTTACTGACATATGATAGTGCCATACTGTCTTGCTTTTCAACTTATTAGATACAGTATAGTACTCGCCAGCTAGTGGTTTAGCACATGCTGAACAGAACTTTATATCTTTTAGTTGTAGTTGGGTAGCCATTAGTGCCAGCCCTTCTTCTTAAAGTGTGCCCACGCTTGACAAGGGGTCTTGTATCTATGATAGATATACTCAAGACCCCTGTCTATCTGTTGCGTAGGGGGTGTGCTTGGGTCAAGTCCCAATATCTGTGGGATACCGCCAGCATTTTTACCTGCTACTTTTATTTTATTGTATGCGTCAGGGTTCCATGCTGATTCCTTACCCCACAGTTTATTGAGACAAGACATCTGTTGGTCACGCCATACGCCAAGTCTATCGTATGCGTAACCTTTGCTATCCTCAACCGACCAAGTTTTTTGAAGAGGGTACTTGTGCGGAGACTTGAGAGGTTCGACAATATAAATTGAAGTTACTGCTACAACTGCTACGATTAGCGTTGTCTTCTTTACAAACTTTCCCATATGCGAACCCTCTCCCTTATTCTTTCAGCCAACACAACAGCGTCCATTACTAGTGTTGATGTCGTGCTTCTACCTGCTGCTACTAGTCGCTCACCTGGAAGCGAGCCACCCCATATGCCATTCTCTAGGTTATTATAGCGCATGCCTATCTCTAGGCAATCGTCTTTGACAGGGCAACGCTCGCAGAAACTTAGCGCATATATGGAGTTGTCCATAAGTTGCTCGGTCTCTTTGACAGATGGCTTGCCTTGTTTAGTGAACTCGGGAAACCATAAGTCGGGGTTGCTGTGTCCAGTACAAGCACCTGTTAGCATGTTATCCTCTGTTATGTGTAGGTGAATAGATTGGAAAGATTGTAACTATTCCAGTCAGTAACTCTGCCCACTTGCGGGCTTCGTCTACTGTACTGAATGTTCCATACATGACGGAGCGGTTGGCTACATCAGTAGGAAATACTAGTACTGAGTAACCTGCCACCAGCATACCTGCTAGTGGCTCGGCTACTGCGATATTGTTATGCGCTGAAGACAACGCTTGTGTATCCGTCGAGTCGGTCATGAGTTGTAATCAATCCCTTCTTGCCATTGAGGTGGCGGTATGTGCCGTCGCCTAGTGATACCCACATAGACTTAGGCTTGAAGCGTGCTTGAGTTGGTAGTGCCTTGAGAATTGTACCACGAGGGTAGTAGTTCTCTGTCTGCTCAACCTCAGTTACGAGTGAGCGTAGTTCGTCAGCGATTGAACTGAACGAGTCGATACGATACGCTAAATCATCTAGCGCATCTGCGATGAGTGTTGCGTTAGTCATTATATTCCTTTGTTAGTTGGTTAGATTAGTGTGTCTTGGTACTTATTATACACCCTTACCCATTGGTTGTCAAAGTCAAACTCTGTGTGAGACTTAGCGGACTTGGGTGTATAGCACATACAGTCTTGATAGTTAGCCCAACACGACATACATGCCTCACAGTATTGGCAATACTCTGCGGATATATCTATGTCTATAAGAGCCTCGCACATGGGGCATTGGTCGATAACAAGGTAGCCGTCGTTGTCTGCCTTAGCAGATAGTTCTTGGTAGTAGGCTTGCTCGTCAGCGAACGATGAGTCATATGCGATTGTGTCAATGATAGGGTGAGCGTCGGCTTTATAGTATGAGTGTTGCGTATAGGTACTACGCTTGTAACTTGAGTTGCTCCACCATACTCCGTTGTCGTCCCAATGACCTAACTTCTCGTTGATGAGATAGAGTTGGTATTGAGCCTTAGGATTGGTGGTGAGCACGGCTATCTTACTTCCGCTTGCCCACCCCTCAATCATGCGGTACAGATTTTCATCTTCCAGAGCGCAGACACCACCGAGTTTAGGTAGTGTATCCTCTGCGAAGATACGCGTATCACTACGCTTGTCATCTTTCCCTATGAATGTATCTAGCACACCATTGTGTGCGAGTACAGTATCAGCATCGTCACCCACTTGGAATGGGTGGCAGTTATCCTCATTCTTTACGCCATGCGTAGCATAACGAGCATGCCATATAGCGTAGCCGTGTGGATATTGTTGGCGCATATGAATGAACTTACCCACCGCCTTACGAGCAGACATGGTACGATAACGGAATATCTTGCCGTCAATTATCATGGCGAACCCGTAGCCGTGTGGATTAGAACACGCGCCTTCTGTAAGTTCCTCGCGCTTTGGTATAGCGTTAGGCTTACAGACAACTAATAGACACATAACACCCCCTCTAGGCGTTGATTAGTGGTCGGTTATCTAGTGATACGCTAGGCACTTTGGACATGCGTAGGTATAGGTTAGGGTACTTGCCGTTGTTGCTGGCTACCCAATCAGCGAACCACTCCCACTTGAGCATGCCCAACTTGACATCGGACACGGACAAGTCGCGTGTGTATTCTACTGAGGCGTGGCATAATTCGAGTGCCGTCATGACACCCTCGCGCTTCATATTGCCACGGAAGAAGCGCAACTCTAGTGTGTAATCGTTGTTGGTATTGACCGCCGAGTATCTCTCGGTGCGGAAACCAGCGTGTATCTTCTCACGAAGATTGAACTGCGGTATGCCCCACTCGTCGGGCTTGTACACATCATCAAAGCGAGCGAAGCGTGAGTTCTTACGCCCTGCTAACTTCATCATCTCGCGTGGGTTCTTATAGATTAGTGATAAGAACCTATGTGTGTGAGCACCCGACTTGAACGCAGCACGGGACACATGGACATGTAGTCCACATGTATCGGTATCCCACGAGCGAGCACCATAGTTGGTGCGTAGGTGTTCGATATAATTCCATAAGTCGGTGGCTTGTTCGTATGCTCCTAGCGTATGTGGGTGTGTCACCAACTCAAAGCCCGTGCCCTCAATGGAGCCGTCTGACTTGAGATAGCACACATTGTCATTCTCTAGTGGCTCAACACCACTAACCGCCATGCTGTATAGGTTGTTAGTAATGTCGGGGAAGGTCATCTCTAACTCAAAGCCCATGTATAACCCGTGCGGGTCTACACCATGAAAGGCAGGGTTAGGCTTGTAAGAATACTGATGTATCTTACCAGCACCACCGCCACATGAGCACGACGCGTCGCCGTCGGGATAATACTCATCACAATCGTCACAGTATGAGGCGTTGTCACTAGTACAATGCTCGCACCATGACTCGCGCCCTACTGTATAACTACCCGTGCGGTTGTCGTCATAGGTTTCGTCACAACTGTCACAATGAAACGAATTATTTTCCCAGCAACCCTCGCACCACATACTATCCTGTACTGTGTACCATGAGTCGCTATCTGTACCCGACCATTCGCAACGCTCGCACATGCGGTAGCAATCGCTACATACTTGGTCGCCGTTGTCTATCGTGAGTGAGTCATCTTGACTTATCTCAGAGTTACACTCAGCACAATTTACTGTGTCGGGTGTATCGTCATCATCTATCGGCACTATCATCACCCCCCTAGTGATTTAGTATCTTATTACTTCTCCCCATAATTTTTTATCAAGCAAATCCTCTAACTCTTGTATCTGCTTGTCAAGTCGCCACATTTCAGACTCATCTACCATGAGTAATCGGTGGCGAGCCATCTGAAGCACGGCACTAATAGTGACGGCTTCATTCCAACTCAACTTTACTTTACGCCGTAATTTTATCATACTTGAGCCTTGTTGTCAAGCCTAGCGTAACTCTGTTCAATCATCATGTTGGAAATCTTATCGCGTAGGTTATCCACATAGGCTTGTAGCCCTGTGAAGCCTTGTTGCTTGAGCCTTGCGCTCTCGTTGCGTAGGCTTGTGCGTAGCGTGTCCAATTCTGCTGGCGTTAGTACCAGCATGTAATCGCTGTCGCTGATAGTATCACACCCTTTCAAGCGTGTCAAGTCTGCGGGCTTTCCGCGTGTCCCGTGTCGGACTCGCACCGACTACCTATCCGTACCCTATGGACGGGACTACCTAATCTTACTTATCGTGTATGTTGAACGCTTTGGCGCGTGGTTGTGCGTTGGCATGTAGTTGCGCTAGGATAGCGCGTTCTTGTGCTTCATCTAGGTTGGGCGTTAGTACGCGCTCCCCTGCCATGATAGCCCTGTGCGATTTACGCGCTAGGCGTACTACTTTACCATGTACTAAGGGCGCAACAGTACGGGTATTCCCGTGCCTATCTGTAATCGTCACAGGTGAGCATTGTGCTCCCGTGAGATTATAGTGGCGCTTACCCCATTCGCGACTAGCGCGAACAGTTCGCAACTGTCTTACACCTACACCCGAACCCGCGTACGGGTTAGGCACTGCTGGCTCCTTTCGCTTGTCTTGCTTGTTGGTGTAATTCTATCATAGTGCTTTACTGCTTGTCAAGTAGGCGGGGAGAGTATCGGCGTGTCGGTCAATTCTAGCGTGATACTCACGGGCGACCCGCTGTTACTAAGTATCTAATCGCTAGGCATGAAACCTAGACCTAAACTCTCCCCTATTTACTTGTTACGCCATATTGTATCGGGTTCCCTTGAACTTGTCAAGCCCGCCTATCTTGTCGGCGTGTCGTGTCGTACCTTGTGAGTACTTGATGACGGGAGAATCATCTCACGCCACCTACCCGCTTGTCAAGCCCCGACACCCCACAACTTTTGTGAGATAGGTCACACCATAACGGGGCGGGTATTGTACACGCTCACACCCTATATGTCAAGCCCTGCCAATGTGATGTCTATCACTCGAACACTTGTTCTAATATGGGGGGGCTTAGGGCATGGGGAGAGAGTCAGTAATCGAACATTTGTTCTATGGCACAATTCACACGTTTATTACTTGACAGAACTCATGGGGATATGGTATAATGCCCTAGTGGATACTCAGGAAAGCCTCAGGAAAGACTCAGAAGGCTCTCAGGAAACTCTCAGGAAGGGTTTTTTGACCCCACCATTGATAAACTCAGCGGGAATCTGGTATATAGACTCACCCAAAAAATTTCTGTTATAAGTAGCCCCCCATATAATATAGGTATAAAACGGACATTATACCCCATAAATATAAATATATTAGGAAAACCTGTTCGGTTTTCCGATTTGAACAGGTTTTCTATATATGTAATATATAAATATATAATATATACGGAGCTTGCTCCGTTTATTCTACGCAAGCTCCTATAATATATATAATATATAATATATATAATATATATGGGGAAGCTATGCCCGTTATCTGACGGGCGTTATAACTGTGATTTATGGGGGGATAACTGAATGGGTAGAAAGCCCGGTAAAGTTGATATCCCTATGGCTGAAGCCAAGGAGAAGGTGCTCCTCCAGCTAGCCCAGGGGGCCACCATCACCCAGGCTATGGCCTCGGTCAACCGCAACGACGTGACTTTCCGTCAGTGGAGCCTCAAGGATTCTGACTTCAAGGATAGAGCCGACAAGGCCCGCCTCGAAGGCAAGGGCGTCAAGGCTGACTTCAAGAACCTCAAGGACATCTCCTTTGAAGACTTCTCTGAACAGTTCCTTGACACCAAACTCTTTGACCATCATAGGACATGGATTGATTTAGTAGAGGGGCGCGAGCCCCGGTGGATGCACCCGGCGATGACATACGAGCCCGGCGCGGCTAACCGAGTCCTGATTAACGTTCCGCCCGAGCATGCCAAGTCCACGGTGATTACGATTAACTACGTCACCTACCGACTAGCCATTGAGCCGAACATTCGTATCATCCTAGTCTCTAAAACCCAAGGCATGGCCCGCAAGTTCCTCTCGGCAATCAAGACCCGCCTGAGCCATCCTTCCTGGATTAAGCTACAGACGGCCTTCGGTCCGCAGGGCGGATACAAGGCCGATTCTCAGACTTGGTCTGCTGACATGATTTACCTGGGCACAGGACGTGACTCAGGTGAGAAAGACCCTTCAGTGCAAGCTCTAGGGTTCGGTAGTCAAATCTACGGCGCACGTGCAGATTTGATTATTCTAGACGATGTTGTGATGAACTCAAACGCCCATGAATGGGAGAAGCAAATTGAATGGCTTCAAAAAGAAGTTATCACACGCTTAGGCCGACACGGGAAACTACTTATCGTAGGGACCCGTGTTGCGCCAGTAGATTTATACAAGATGATTCGGGACGGTCAACAATGGACTGGCGGTAAATCGCCATTCACATACTTCGCCCAACCAGCAGTCTTGGAGTTCGATGAGAAACCCTCTAACTGGAAAACCCTTTGGCCGTATACTGACAGGCCTGAAGGTGAAAAAGATGAAATCAACGAATTCGGACTTTACCCGAAGTGGGACGGCCCTGCGCTTTTTACTCGCCGCAGTGAAGTGGCACCTTCCGTATGGGCGATGGTCTACCAACAAGAAGACGTCATCGAAGATAGCATATTCGCGCCTGCAGCAGTCGCAGGATGTGTTAACGGTATGCGAAAGCGCGGACCGCTTAAACCAGGTGCTCCAGGCCACCCCAAGCACATCGAAGGCTCCTACACAGTCATAGGCTTAGACCCTGCCATGACAGGCAATACCGCAGCAGTTGTAGCTACATACAACCGTAGCGACTCAAAGATTTATGTACTAGATGCAGTCAACATGGTTGACCCAACTCCAATGAAGATTAGGACGCTCATTGAAGAGTGGGTTGAAAAGTACCGTCCTCA